TAGGTGTAGCCCTTAGCAAGCCGTAAGTCTTTTAGACCCATTGAGTTTTCTCCTTTCTCCGCGGGGCACGAGGCCCCGCGGATTCATAGAATCAAGATTAGATATAGAAGCCGAAGCAAACGCCCCTTGAAGAGCTGGCGTAGACGTCGCTGGCGCTGCCGTTGCTGTACACATCGCAGAAGTTGGTGCTGCCGCCGCCATAAGGAGAACGCTCCCACCACCATGTAGCGTCGCCGTCTGCGTCGAGTTTTACGCGGTTTGAAGGATTCTTAAAATACTCAAATTGCATTCCGCGGTCGGGCTCTTTTTCAGTCCAGTTCTGCTCGCCGAAGATTTCGACCTCGGAGAAGAGCCAGAGCTTGTCCTCAAAAGTATGTGCGCCGCTGCCAAGAGTACGAGGCTTGATAATCGCATGAAGCTCGTCGGGAAGAACAGCGAAGACCTCTTCATTAAGATAGCGGCGCATTTCAGTTGCTTCCCAGCCGCCCTTGTTGGTCCAATCGTTGTTCATGCGGTGCTCTTCGCGCAAACAGTTTTTCAGGCCGATAACGCCTTCGTCCATAACGACAAAGGTAACCTCTTCGCCGTTCTTAAGTACCTCAGAGATTTCGTCTCCTACTCTGAGAGCGGAGCGGTCAAAATCCGCCCAGCTAAAATCTGTTGTTGTTTTCTTCGTGATAATTGCCATAGAAGAATACCTCCTGTAAATTTTTATATTGCTTATAAGAGCGTCTTGCCCTTGAAAAGCCGTCTGACAGTCCATACGCTGGAGAAGTACATCGGCGTAAACCAATAATTCTCCAGCGTATCATTTGAGCACATGGGCTCGGTCAAAGTGTTTCCTATTTTAATATAGGCCGCTGCGCCAAGTAGCGAGAGTTGTATGTAGCACATCAAGGCGGTAGTGTAGTCAATGTCCTGCGCTACGACGAGTACGTGATTTTGCCAGTTGAAGCCAACCTTTTCAAGTCTGCGTCGCGCTTCATGTATTCCGGCAATCAGAGTAGCACCGGCGCCGCAAGCGCAATCATTTATTGTGATGTAGCCTTGCTCTTCAACTTGCGGCACTAATTCGCCGATACTGATTTTAGCCATAAGTTCGCAGACGTGATATGGTGTGAAGAATTGGCCGCCTGCGTCATTGCCGAGGCCGAGATTCATAAAGATAGCACCGAGAAAGTCCTGCTCGGGATTTTCCTCAAGAGCCATTACCGTATCAGCCGTGAGCTGAGGAAAGACGCTACGCTCCTGCTCGTTGTACTTCTGAATCGTTTTCAGGTAGAGCGCCTCGCGTTCTTCATAATGAGATTTGTCTACCGGATTCGATAATGCACAAGCGAACATGACGACGAAGTCTTTCCATACCTCCCACGGTGAAAAGCGGTGGGTAAGCTCTCGGAAGTGCTTTATAAAAGGTTGGTCACTCTGTGACCCTACACGCTTACTCATACCGAGACCTCGAATATAGCGTATTCTGTATAGTCCTCGTCTCTCCATACATAATCGCGGAGGGGCTTAGGCGTTACCTGAACAACATAAATCTTCATAATGATTTGCCTCCTTGTTTTTCCAGCATTTGTCAGCTGACATTTATTATTATTATGTCGTGTTTTACTGATTTTGTAAGCCGACGAAACGCACAGACTTTTACTGATTTTAGTAAACACATCTAACAGGGTTTACTTTTCACGGTTTTCGTGATATAATATATAGTACACTCTCGAACTCAGCCGGCTTTGCAGCCGGCCGAGCTCTTGAGCGCCGAGGTTAGTCGTCGGTTACGTATTCATAGTATTCGGTATCGCTGGCGAAGAGCATGTACTCTCCGTTTACCAATCCCATGAATCCGTAGGCGGTGTAATAGCCGTCCATGATTGGCCTCCTTTCTGAGCTCTTGCTGTTCCAGCAGCATGGGCTCTTTTTATTTGTCAAGCATTTCCACTTGACATTATTATTTTACCGTGTTTAGTAAGAAAAGGGAGCGCGCTAAACAGCCGGGATTTGGCGACAATTTCGCGAACTTCCTATGCGTTCTTACCGATAATAGTAAAAAGGCCGAGACCGTCCCATAAAGGAACAGCCTCGGCCTTTATAATTAAAGAAGACTATTTACTTTTGCCTGTACTTCGGCGTAGTTATAACCGGCAGCTTCAAGCCGCTTTTTACGGTCTGCGCCGTTTCCCCATTTGCCCTGAATCACTTCGCGGGCAATCTCTTCAACGGTTTTCTTCTCCGCAGCGACGGCCTGCCCCTGCTCAGTCGTGATATAGGTACTAAAGCCCGCAGCTTTCAGCTTAGACGCCATAGAGATAGCGTTAGACTTCTGGCTGAACGCGCCGACCTGAATCTTATAGAGCTTACCGACTTTAACCATATAAGTGTCAAAGCCCTTAGCCTTAACCTGAGCCAGCATAGCATCTGCATTAGCCTTCTTACTAAAGGCTCCCGTCTGGACGCGATACAGGACTCCAGAATCGCCCATGGTGGGCTTTTCAGCCTCAGCACTGGTATTTATACTCCCAAGTCTTTTGTTGACCTCAGAGGCAATCTGGGACATTCTGGAGTAGAGATAATCGCCGGGACAAGACTTGTTTGCGTAGTCGCGGTGAACGGTCATATTACAGCCGTTTCTGTGATTTACGCGGTCCGTCTTATTGCCGGACCAAACGAGCTTTTTAATGCCGTTGCGCTTGCAAATATCGGTCACGAGGTCCAGCATTCCGGCATAGGCCCTGTCATTTACAGCGTAGGGGTGGGTAGTATCGCTCGCGACCTCGATAGTAATTGCGCGGTGGTCATTTGCCGCGTTGGAGGAGCACCAAGAGCGGTCTTTTTCCTCGCAGTACATACCGATACGACCGTCAACGCCGACGCCGTAGTTAGAGGACGCTTGACGAGAAGTCGGGGCGAATACGTTGCCCAGAGTCTCAACGGAGCACTGACCCACGACACAGTGAATCGTGATAGTATCAATGGCAGATTTACGAGGGCTCGTCTTATTAGGCGAGATTTTGGTATAGCTTACAAGAGGGCTATTACTCATTGCCTGCAAACTCCTTTCCCAGTTCATAGACGGCAGCCTCAATCATAGCGTCGAGCTTATCAGCGTCAACGGTGATATTGCGAGCTGCCAGCCATTCCAGTACGTACGCCTTCTTTTCTTCGCCGCGCCCGGAGCCGACGTAAATCTGTTCGGCGGCGGCAACGGCAATCTGTACCCAGCCCGCAATCTCGGTCTGCTGCTGGGCGGTAGTCTTGCTCTTGATATAAGGAATCACAATGGCGGTAATCACCGCAGCGATAAGAGCAAAAACAGCCTCGATAATAATGGTAGCGTCAAACATGTTTTAGACCTCCTTTGAGTCGTTATATATTTCAGGCCCGTATTGTTTACGGAGCTTGATTCTGTTTTCGGCTTTCGCCTTACTGTAGTAAAAGCCGGTCGCGGTTGCGAGTTCCGCGAATACGGCAGGAATCAGATAAGCGAGCGGCGTTGTATCGCCGGTTTTCCAAACAACCGCCAAAGTAAAGACCGTCACCACGAGAGTGACGGCCCCTACACAGGCGAGTATGACTTTTGAAAATTCGCGCTTTTTACGCCTCATCAGGCGGCTGGACAGGCAGCTCTAAGAACTTATTATGGAGGTCGTCCATAACACCGTTCTCGCCGAGAGAGTGGTACTGCTTCCAGCAGTTTTCAAAATTCTCTCTGGCGTAAATAGGAGCGTACCCGCGTTCCTCCCACTTATTGAAGTCGCTTATCATCTGGCTCCTGAGTAATGCCTGCATACCGGCCTTAACGGCTGCGGTATCGCTCGCGTTTTTCTTGACAAGAGAGTGGAGATACTTGAATACTGCGCCGATTAGGGCAGGCACGCCTAAAAGGCACAGCCATTGGTAAACCGTCATTCAGTTACCTCCTCCCAGCCGTATACGCCGGGCTCCCAAACATTAGCGTCGCAAGTGCTGACCCAGTGTTTATCGTTGTGAGATACCTTATCGCCGAGAGTGTAGGCGTCAACTGCACCGACGGGCTGGGACCATTCAGGCCACTCTGCAGCAGGGTCGCCAAGCTCTTTCCAGAGGCTTGTGGACACGTCGGGCGTCCAGTCCTCCTGAGAAGTGTGCGCCTGCAAGCAGCGGTAAATCTTGCCCCCGTAAGTGCAAATGGCATTTGCCGCATACGCAAAGGCAGTTACCCACGCCGAAAACTGCTCGGCATGCTCAGTGATAGTCACGTCGTCCAGCTCTCCGGACTCAGCCATCTTAACAAAGACGATACTTGCTGCAGAAGGTGCTTTGCTTTCAGCCAAAGCGTTCAGGTCAGCCTCAGTCGTGTAGAACTCTCCTGCATGGTAATAATAAAAGCCGGGAGCAACCTCAGCAGGTACGCTCTCGACCTCAACAAGTGTATGACTCTCACAAAGATACCCGATAGGCGCGACCGCCCAGAAGGTATTAGAGTCATTAGAATAAATTGCGTCGGCATGCTCCTTATCGCTAAGAATGACAACGCCGTTTGCCTGACGCCTTACGTAGCTCGGGTGCTCGCAGACCTCGACGACTCTTTTATTAGAATCAACGATTAAGTACATAATGCTTCCCTCCATTTAGATTTATTATTCGGGTGAAAACCGTACAGCTTTCTAAAATACTCGTCCATTCTCTGGACAGCTCGAAAACTGTTACCGCGTTTCATGTGTCCGCGAAAACTCTCATAGGCTTTGCATACATCACTCAGCAAGAACTTGCGGAGTACGTACTTGCCGTTGATTCTTACCGTTCTGCCTTCGAGGACCCAACGCTTGAACTTTTTGAGCTTGCGCCGCATTTTTCTAATGGACTCAAAACTCATTTTACGCAAGACCTTACCGGTCTCGGTTAGGGTGAATCGTACTTGCAGGAACTTAAAGCCTCTGCTGAGCGGTACGATTTTAGTCTTTTTCGTATTCAGAATTATGCCAAGCGACTGACAGACCTCTTTCATACGAGCAAGACAATGTTTTAAGTGCTCCTTATCGTGATGTATCAGGTAACCGTCGTCCATATATCTGGCGTAGCCCTTAATAGCAAGCTCTTCTTTTATAACGTGGTCAAGCCTGTTTGGAAGAGCAAGCGCAGCGGTCTGAGAGATTTGACTGCCGAGGCCGTAGCCGATAGGACCGAAGTTATCAAGGCACTCGTTTGCGAGTGCTCTTGTGCGGTCGTCGTGGATTCTCTTTTCAAGCTCTAACTTAACCGGCCAGTGCTGTGCATTGGCGAAGTAGTTAGAAAAGTCAAAGAGAAGTACATAGCCCTCCGTGCCATACTTTCGCCAGTGTCTTTGCAGGTGGCAGGTTAAGCGATTCAGGGCAAAGTCAATGCCCTTATTCTGCGTACTCGCGCCGTTGTCATATATGAGAGACGGCTTGAGCGTAGGATTGACGGCCTTATCGCAGAGGGTGCGCTGCACAACGCGCTCGCTGATATGAATACTTCTGATATGACGCATTTTCCCTCGGTCGTACAGGTCGAACTCAATAAAGCCTCGGCTCTTATACGTACCTGCGAGAAGCTCGCGCCGGGTGTTCGCAGTATTCGTCACGATATTAAAGCGGTAGCTCTGAGTAGAGCTTTTCCAGCCTACACCTTTACAGCAGATATGGCCGGAGTTATACAGATTCTCATACGAGAAAACGTCCTCGAAGTCTCCGCAGGATTTGCTGAGAGCAAGGCGTTTCTCTTGTCGTTTCTTCACTCGCCGCTGATAGCGAGCTTCATGTCGTTCTTCGCTTGTCATAAATAAAAATTGTCCCCTTCGTACAGTGATTTGTTTTGTGCGTGAGATGTAACTGCATAGTAGTACCGCCCATGAAATACGGTCCACGCAGACCGTACCATGCAAGCAGCGTCCGAGCGACTACATCGAAGGAGTGTTTTAGCCCGAAGGCAGGGTACGAGTTATCCTTCCATAAAGGTACTGATTTCAGGGGTCGGCTGAGCCGCCTCCTACTTTGTCTGACCTGATTCCTTATGGAATCCGAAGCAAACGCCCCTTGAATTGCTGGCGTTGTTGTTGTTGGCGTTGCCGTTGCTGTTCACATTGCAGAAGTTGGTGCTGTTGCTGCCATTAGGAGAACGCTCCCACCAATTGTTCGCAGTAAAAGACAACAGTATCATAACAGGACCCATATACTGATTAAGGGAGCTTTTTATAGCGCTCCTTATCAGACTTTTTAACACCGGAAATTAGCTTTGCTTCCTCGGTAATCAAGGTAGCCCATTCTTCAAGTGCATTATCAAGCCATTTGAGCTTTTCAGGATTCTGCTTGAGAAGGTCTGCCATAATACCGAGCTGGCCGATTAGGGCCTGCAAGGTAGCGTTAGCCTCGATTAGGTGGTCTCGGCGAAGCTGTACTTCATGCTGATTTCCGGGAAAAATGCTGTTTGCCTTCTTGACCTCGTTATATACGGTATCGGCAAGAGCACTAAGCTCCTGAGCACCGTAAAACGTGTATCTCTTAGGCATTTTCAAGCAGCATTTTCGCGTATGTACGGCAAGCTGACGAGCAGTCTCTACAAACTGGACCGTACTGTCGCCGCGCATTGATTTATATACCGACATAGACTGAATACTCCTTTTACCGGGGCCACAAGGGCCCCGGATTTACTAAAGATAGTAGATTAAACACAGAAGCCGAAGCAAACGCCCCTTGAAACGCTGGCGGA